GTTGCTAATCCTTTTGCTGGTGCAAGTGCTAGTTCAGCAATTGTTTCTGACGGTGTTGGTGCAATCAATGCTAACAGATACTACAGACGTGTTCAAGTTAAGAACATCATGTAATATTTGTTGAATAACAAATTAAGAAGGGCGGCTTCGGTCGCCCTTTTTTTTGGTCTAAATTCCAGATATAAATAATTATTAAGGGTAGAAGATTAACACAGACAATTCTACCCTTATTAAATAGATATAAATAGTAGTATGAAGAAATGGGTGAGAACAATATTAATAGAATATCTCTATATTTTTGTGTTTGCTATTATAATATTGGCATTAGCATACTGTACAGTTAACATATAAATAGTAGTATGAATGATTGGACAAAAGAATTTATAAAAAAACATACAGCAAAAGGTTCACATAGGTGGGCATTTTGGTGTGAAGGAATATTGATAGGTTTAGTAATAGGGTTATTATTATGACAACACTAAAAGCTATAGATAGACAACCGACTAAAATGGACTATGCAAGTCCAACGCAATTTAGATTTAGTATAGTCAAACTACCTAAAGTTGAGTATTTTTGCACAGCAGCTAATATACCAGGTCTTACAATGGGTTCAACTGAATTACCTACACCTTTGAAAGATATACCTATGCCTGGAGATAAGGTAGTTTATGATACTTTAGGTATTAGTTTTTTGGTAGATGAAAATTTAGAAAACTATAGAGAGATACACGGATGGATGACAGGTTTAGGTTTTCCAAAAGATTACTCTCAATATAGAACATTGCAAGGTGCTGGGACAGATAGATACCCAACAACAACAAGCGAAGATTATTCAAAAGAACACGGTGTTGTATCTAAACAAACTCCAGATGATGGTGGTTTGTATTCTGATTCTACACTTTTTATATTGACAAGTAAAAACAATGCCAATATAGAAGTCAGATTTAGAGATATATATCCAATATCACTATCTGGATTAGACTATAATCAGCAGGCCACAGACGTTGATTATTTAAATGCTACAGCAACATTTCAATATAAAATTTATGAATTTGCTAATGTTGGTGCTGGTAGAACTGTGGAAACGACATCATAGATTATTGACTTTTTAGTCCTAATCTGATATAATGGAGTTATTATGACATTTGATGAATTGCAGGAATTAGCAGATAAAGATTTAAAATTAAACGATACAGAATTAGACATTGAGTCGTTAAAAACACCTGCCTTACATAATAAGTATTGCAAATTTCACAATCAATATGTTAATCTCTTAAAAAAAGCAGAACAAGATAGAGATATAATGATTAGAGATAAGTGGGAATATTACACAGGTAAAGCAGACCCACAAGTCTATAGAGAAAATCCTTTTAATCTTAAAATTTTAAAACCAGACGTTGACAAATATCTAAAATCAGATAAAGACTTAATTAAGTTAGAACAAAAGGTAACTTATATTGAGAGTACTGTTAACTATTTGGATAAGACAATCAGATTAATTGCGAATCGTTCCTTTCAAATAAAGAACGCAATTGAGTGGCGTAAATTCACTTCTGGCGTTATCTAAAAAATGCAAAACATTATAGTTGACAAGGTCAATGATGTTTACATTCGGATTGATGCTGACGCTAGCATCCGTAGAGAATTGTCTGATTATTTTTCATTTGAGGTCCCTGGTTTTAAGTTTACACCCCAATTTCGTAATAGATTTTGGGATGGAAAAATTAGATTATATTCGTATGCTACAGGTCAATTATACGTTGGATTGTACCCTTACTTAAAACATTGGTGTAAAGAGAAAAATGTACATATCATTGAATCTAGTGATATTTTAACATTTAAAACACACACAGCCGCCGCCATAAACGATTTAATAGACTCTTATGAACTATCTATCACGCCGAGGGACTATCAAATTGAAGGTTTTAAATTTGCCTTGGAATATGATAGAGGCATAATATTATCGCCTACTGCCTCAGGAAAATCATTAATCATTTATATGTTGGTAAGACACTACCTTAATGTCATTGATAATAATATTTTAATTGTTGTTCCTACAACCTCATTGGTGGAACAATTATATAAAGACTTCAAAGACTATGGGTTTAATGTAGAGAAAAATGTTAGTAGAAAATATCACGGTTATGAAATAGATGAAAACAAACGAGTTGTTATATCAACTTGGCAATCATTATATAAACTTCCAAAACAATTTTTTAAAGACTATGGGGCTGTACTAGGTGATGAGGCACATTTATTTAAAGCAGTATCATTGACAAAAATTATGACCAAACTTGTTGATTGTAAATATAGAATAGGTTTGACAGGCACTTTAGATGATAGTAGAACACATAAGTTAGTATTGCAAGGCCTATTTGGTATGGTTAATAAGGTTGTATCAACAAAAGAATTGATAGATAGAAAACAACTCTCAAATTTAAAAATTGTCTGTTTAAATTTAAAGTATCCAGAAAGTGAATCAAAGAGTGTTTACGGTGTTAAGTACTTTGAAGAATTGGAGTATTTGGTTCAAAATAAGGCACGTAATAAATACATACGAAATCTTGCCTTGGCACTAAATGGAAATACTTTATGTTTGTTCCAACTAGTTGAAAAGCACGGAGATCAATTACATCAATTTATTAAAGAGAAAGCAGACCCTAAGCGAAAGGTGTTTTTCGTTTATGGTGGAACAGAAACAGATGATAGAGAAAAAATTAGAGAAATCACGGAGAAGTCTGACAATGCAATTATTGTCGCTTCTTTCGGGACGTTCAGTACTGGTATCAATATTCGTAATTTACACAACATTGTTTTTAGTAGCCCTAGTAAGAGTCCTATAAGAGTATTACAATCTATAGGCCGTGGCTTACGTGTTGGTGATAAGAAACAAAGCGCTACAGTATATGATATTTCAGATGATTTAACATACAAAGGTAAGAAAAACTTTACTTTAACACACTTCCAGGAACGAGTTGAATTATATAATAGAGAAGGATTTAACTATGAAATACATAGCGTTTCCTTGAATGGAAAAGATAAATAGTAGTATGATTAATAGAATTGATACAAAAGCTGTTAAGATAATAAGACTAGTTTCTGGTGAAGAAATTTGTTGCAAATTTCCTCTTAAAGAAAATCAACTACCTGATAGCTCAAAACTATTGAGATTACAAGAGCCGATGTTAATAAAATACATTCCTCGTATTACTGAACACGGCATATCTGATTATATTGCGCTAGTTAAATGGGTTGGTTTTACAGATGAGAGAATTGTAACTATACCTGTTGATAAAATTATCACAATATGCAATGCTACTAATGAATTTACACATAGATATGGTAAACTTATTGGTTCATTGAGAGAATCAAAACAAGCTTTACCAGGATTTATACAAAGAGATATGAAAGATGATGAATGGGGAGACGAAATTCCTCCATCAGGAGACGAACTTCCGCCATCAAATGATAACAATATTAATAAGAAGAACTTAAAGGATATGGCTAACTGGTTGAATATGCCTAGTAAAAGGATTCACTAACACGAGGTAGCTAGCTTTCTAGCAACAACCCACATAGGTATTATATCATCTATTTCCCACATGTCAAGCACCTATGAAAATAAAAAATTAAAAAAGACAATAATACAGGCTATGTAGAAGCATAAATAGAAATATGAGTTATAAAGTAAGAACTAAATATACAAAACCGAGTGCTGACGTGTCTTTGCATACAATGTCAGCAGGATTAACTGCACTAATCAACACTATGTTTGATGAGGGTAAAATTACACAAAAAGTTGTTGAAACAAATGATATAAATGGATTGAATTTTACTTATGAAATAATCTTTGCTAACGAAGAAGCTTATAATGAATATAATAATCAAGCAGTTGTAACTGAACATAACAATATTAGAGCAGATCATTGTTCAACAAATTCTATTTCACATTCTGTTGAAGTTGGTGTTTAGTTAAAGGCATATCATCCTTTGTAGCAGATATATTCTGAATACATAAAGGATTTTTCGGATCGCAATCCTAGTGCTGGATTTAAGCGAAAAAAAAATCACAAAAAAACCTGGAGAAGCTTGACAAATCCCAAAAATTATAGTATTATTATATTATGACTACAAAATTAAAAACAAAAAAGAAATCCCAACATTACGTAGATAATAAAAAGTTCCTATTAGCGATGATAGAGTTTAAGGACAAGTGTGAGAAAAACGACAAAAGAGGGCGTAAATCACCACCTGTAACAAATTATATAGGTGAGTGTTTTTTAAAGATTGCTAATCACTTATCTTATAGACCTAATTTTATAAATTATACTTTTAGAGATGATATGATTTCTGATGGTATAGAAAATTGCTTACAATATCTTAAAAACTTTAACCCAGCCAAATCAAACAATCCGTTTGCTTACTTTACACAAATAATATATTATGCTTTTATTAGAAGAATACAAAAAGAAAAAAAACAATCAAACATTAAATATAGGATGATTGAACAAGCAGGTATAGATGAGTTTGCTGTAATGCCTGGAGATACAAACAGCGGTTATAAAAATCAATTTTTAGAATTTTTAAGAAAGAATAAACCATCTACAGACGAACAACCTCAAATGAAAGATATAAAGGTTAAGAAAAGAAAGAAAAGAACCTACAAAAGCATTTTAGAAGATTATACCTAATGAGAAAAGCAAAACTGCCAATAGAGAGGATGGTATATGGCACACATTAGAGATATGAAAGAAATGATTAAAATTATTAAGACTTATGATGAGTCTATTAGTGATAGAGTGCTACAGGCAGTACAACAAGTACCACGACATAAATTTATAAAAGAAAAGGGTGCTGGTTATTTAGATACACCTTTACCAATAGGTTTTGGTCAAACAATATCACAACCTTTTATTGTGGCATATATGACCGATAAACTTAATATAAAACCTTTAGATAAGGTATTAGAAATAGGTACAGGTTCAGGTTATCAAGCCGCTATATTAGCAGAAATGGCTTATGATATTTATTCAGTAGAAAGAATTTTTAAACTATCGCAAAAGACTGAAAAGTTATTAAGACAATTAGGATATGTAAACATTAAATTAAAAGTTGGTGACGGCTATAAAGGATGGAAAGAGAATGCTCCTTATGATAGAATTATAGTTACAGCTATGTCAAATGAGATTCCACAAGAGTTGATTAAGCAATTAAATGTGGGTGGTAAAATGATTATACCTTACAAGGGTAAATTAGAATTAATTACAAAGACAAAAACATCTTATGACCAAGAGTCATTAACTGGAGTAGCTTTTGTACCATTGGTAAAAGGATAGATAATGGTCATGAAAAACATTATTAATTATTTGAACAAATACAATGGATAAAAACAGGTGAAAATCGCTCTACTAAATGATACACACTTCGGTGTCAGAAATGATAGTGAAGCGTTTAGAAACTATCAATTAAAGTTTTATGATGAAATCTTTTTCCCCTATCTGGAGGAAAACAATATCAAAACATTGGTACATTTAGGAGACGTTGTTGATAGACGTAAGTTTATTAATTTTCAAACAGCTTCTATTTTTAGAAAAAGATTTTGGGACCGATTATATGAAGAACAAATAGACACTCATATAATTATTGGAAACCACGATACCTATTTTAAAAATACCAACAATGTTAATGCAATAGAAAACTTATATACAACCTTTGATAAAAGAAACGAACCTTGGGTATATGAAAAATCTGAAGTAGTAAATTTTGATGGTACTGATATTTTATTTGTACCTTGGATTTGTGATGACAATAGAGAACATTCTATGGAAATGCTACGAACAGCTAAAACAGATATTCTTATAGGTCATTTAGAAATAAAAGGTGTTGAAATGCAAAATGGTATTATCAATGAATATGGAAATGCAAAATCAGACTTTAGTAGATTTGAAAGAGTAATATCAGGACACTTTCATAAACATACAGATGATGGACAAATATTTTATTGTGGTGCTCAATATGAGATGACTTGGTCAGATTATAAAGACCCTAAAGCATTTACTATATTTGATACAGAAACAAGAGAATTAACCAGAGTAAGCAACCCTAATACAATTCATAAAAAGATAATATATGATGATAAAAAGAATAATTATAATCTCTTTGATTTGGCGCCTTACAATAATCACTTTGTTAAATTAATAGTATTAAACAAGACAAATGATATGATGTTTGACAAATTTGCGGAAAGATTGTATAATGAAATAACAGTACACGATTTAAATATTATAGAGGACTATTCTGATATTAAAGCTAGCGTAAGAGATGATATTTTAGAAATGGGTGAAGATACAGTTACATTCCTAAATAACTATATTGACCAGTTAGAAACAGATGTGAATAAAACAAAACTGAAACAATATTTAAAATCTATTTACATTGAGGCAAGTGATACTAAAGCATGATATATTTTAAAAAATTAAGATGGCGTAATTTTCTATCTACAGGCAATCAATTTATAGAAGTTGATCTAGCAAAATCACCATCAACATTAATTATTGGTATGAATGGTGCAGGTAAATCAACCTTACTTGACGCATTATGTTTTGTTTTATTTAATCGGTCATTTAGAGATATTAAAAAAGAGCAACTTGTTAATACAATCAATAATGCTGACTGTGAAATAGAGTGTGAATTTGAAACACATAATAAAAAATATAAAATTATAAGAGGTATTAAACCAAATGTATTTGAGATATATTCTGATGGTATTCTATTAGACCAAATGGCTTCCAATGTAGATTATCAAAATATGCTAGAACAAAATATTTTAAAATGTAATTATCGTGCCTTTTGTCAAGTTGTTATATTAGGTTCTACTTCTTATGAACCTTTTATGCACCTACGTGCTAGATATAGACGAGAGGTTGTAGAGGAAATATTAGACATAAGAGTCTTTAGTCATATGGACTTATTATTAAGACAGAAACAAGGTGAGTTAAATAAATCTGTTGTTGATGTTAAACACCGATATGATTTAATGCAGGAAAAATATGAATTACAAAAGAACCATTTTGAACAAATACAAAATAGAGATAACACTGATATAGAATATAGAAAAGAACAATTAAAAGAAAACGCTCAAAGTAATTATGACTACAATCAGAAATTACAATTATTTAATGAAAAAATAATATCTACAAAAGCAGAGGTATGGGGTGGCGACCAACACAATAAAAAGGCAAATGAATTATATAAACTTGAAGCGAAGATTGAAACTAATTTAGAAAGACATAAGAGCAGTTTAGATTTTTTTGAAAACAATGATAACTGTCCTACTTGTACACAACCAATTGACTTAACATTTAAACAAAATAAATTATCAGATGAGAAAAGAAAAATATGGGAGTTAGAATCGGGACTAAAAAAATTATCTAAAGAGGCAGAAATAACAGAAGCGAAAATAGAAGAAATGAATAAAATTGCTGAAAGATTATCTGAATTAAATATATCTGTGGCTAAAGTAAACACTTCTATTTCAGAAATCAATAGACACTCCAATAGATTAGATACTGAAATTGTCAAGTTAGAAACTGAATCAAAAGATACAAATAAAGTAGCAGATGAATTAAAACAGATAGAAGAAGATTTAAAATTAGTAAACTTTGAAAAGATAAAAGTAGTAGAAGACAAAAAATATATTGATATTGCTAGGGAGATATTAAATGATACAGGTGTTAAAGCTAACATTATTAAGAAGTATCTACCAATAATGAATAATTTGATTAATAAGTACCTACAGGCGATGGACTTCTTTGTTAACTTTCATTTAGATGAGGAGTTTAATGAAACAATTAAAAGTAGATTTAGAGATAACTTTAATTACAATAGTTTTAGTGAAGGTGAAAAATTAAGAATAGATTTAGCATTATTATTTACTTGGAGAACTATTGCTAAAATGAAAAATAGTACAAATACAAACCTATTAATATTAGACGAAATATTTGATAGCAGTTTAGATGGTCAAGGAACAGATGATTTTTTTAAAATACTTAAAACATTAACAAAAGAAAATACATTTATTATATCACATAAAGGGGATATACTATTTGATAGATTTACTAATATAATTAAATTTGAAAAATACAAAAACTTTACGAGGTTAAAATAATGGATAAATTTGTTTTATTACCACCATCTGATCCAAGGGTCCTATCCAGTATAGCACCTTTTGATATAAACGAATTTAAAAAAATAGAAAAGATTGAATTAAAAGAATTTGTAGATAATATGTTTAATACAACGAAACTCTATGGTGGCATAGGATTATCTGCTAATCAGGTCGGTAAACCATATAGAATGTTTATAATGGGACATCCAGAAATACATAATAATAAAAGGTGGACGTGTATCAATCCTAGGATAGTTGAAGCCAGTAAACAAACAACAAGACTAAAGGAAGGTTGTCTTACTTTTCCTTTTTTATTTTTGGATATAGAACGACCAAGTGCTGTCAAGGTTAAATACTTTGACGAAGAACTGAAAGAACAGGAAGAAGATATGATCGGAATTGTAGCTAGATGTTTTCAACACGAACTGGATCATATGAATGGAATTATATTTACAGAAAAAGTAAGTAAATTTAAATTAAATTATGCTATGAAAAAACGAGATAAAGAAATAAGAAAGGTGCAAAAACGATGGAAAAAATATGCGAAGAATTAGACTTACCTGAACATAAACAAAGTTTGAAAGAGGCAACATTATTTTTAGACAATATAAAATATTCGCCTGTTAAAACAAAATACAATAAAAAAGAAAATTGGGATGCTATATCAATTAGAGGATACGGTGATGATATAGGAGACATTTTAAAACCTGGTGTTTTAAAAAGTGGTGTAGATGAAAAGGCCACATTAAGATGGACTTATCTATATGAAGAATCTGCATTACTACCTATTAAAGAAATACTATCACATATACCTGCTGAACTAGAAAGAGTTAGAATAATGAGATTAAGAGCAGGTACATCAGTTAAAAAACATACAGATAAAGTTGATAAAGATATTAAGTCAGGTAGAATAGTAAGAATACACATACCATTAAGAACTAATGAAAACGTACATTTTTATTTATGGGAAGGAAAAACAGCACACAGCTTTGAATTACAAACAGGTAAATACTATTATGTTGATGTATCTAAGCCACACGCTGTACATAATAAAGCGCTTTTTGATAGACTACATTTAGTTGTAGATGTATTTAATAATCCAAAGATTAAAAACTTAATAAAACAAGCAGAGGAAATGTGATACTAGCAAAAAAAAGTGATTTTCAGAAAGTAAAACAAATCTTTTATAGTCATAAGAAATGGTTTCCCCACGTAAGAACTGACTATATGAAAAGAATGATCGCAAAGAAACAACTAATTTTAGAAGACGGCATACTAATAACCTTTCATCAAGCTAAACGAAGACAGACAATTGGTGATGTTCACGTTAGAAAAGGCGATACTGTATTACATCAAATAGCAAGTGATTCGCCAGGGTCTGGTATGGCTCAAGCAATATTAAATAACTTTTTTGACTACTGTCCTAGAGATGTGTTTTTATCAGTAAGAGCTGACAACTTGACAGCCAACAGATTTTATGTTAAAATGAATATGAATTTAATCGGTAGTACTAAGTGGTCAAAAGGTAGACTACCAGGTAATGTATATGTCAAACGCAAAAGAAGTAGTTAGAGATTGGAAAGATAATAAAGGGTTCCCCCATTACCCTAAAGATAGAAAATGGCGGGATAAAGAATTTCAGAATTTAGTATCATTTCAAAGAGATACTATCCTAGACACACCTAATAAAATCATAGGTCAATCAACTCACGGTTTATCAATAGCTTGGTCTTATATGCCACACGCTTGGAGTATCAAATGTGGTAAGATGAAAACACCTATGGAGATATGGGAAGACGAAGAACATTTAGAAAAAGGTATTAACAAAATACTTACAGGCACTTTCTTCACAAAACGAGAAGCACACAAAATTACAGAATCAGATATGAGAGCAATGTTAAGAAGATACTCTGGTACTCAAATGGTATCAAATTTTAGACCTACAGCGGCTGCAACTATGTATGATATATTTGTAGATAAAGATAGTCCATTAGAAGGTACAGAAGCAGGTACAGTATGGGATCCTAGTATGGGTTATGGTGGTAGACTTATGGGTGCAATCGCAGCTGGGGTTAATTATATAGGAACTGATCCGTGTATACCTACTTTTGAAGGACTAAAAAAGATTAGAACTGACTATGGTCATACCCACAAAACTTACACATTATTAAGACAAGGTAGTGAAACTTATATACCTGAAGAAAATAGTTTAGACTTTGTATTTACTAGTCCACCTTATTTAGGACACGAACAATATGGTGATGAACCAGAACAATCATATAATAAATTTCAAATACAAGATGAGTGGAGAAACGGTTTCTTATTGAAGACTATACAAAACGCATATAGAGGATTGAAGCCAGGTAAATATGCAGGTTTCAATGTTGCAAATGTTAAATCATATAAGACCTTTGAGGAAGATACATATGATTGTATGGTTGAGGCAGGATTTAAAGATATACAAGTTTGGTGGTTATCACTATCAACACAACAAGGAACAAAGATACAATCTACACTAGAAGGCACAGAAACAGAAAAGAAACAATCTAATAACTATATAGGTCGATTCGCAAGACCTGATATTGCAGGTAGAAAATACGAACCCATATTCATTGGAATCAAGTAAAATCTCATATGTTCTCTCTTTGTTCTATATAGCGCAATTTGACGCACCCAAAAAACCCTTATTTCCTGCGAAGGAATAATCCATTATTCGCTTGA